TGGAAAAGATCCAAGCAAGGTAGACAGGAGCGGAGCGTACATTGCAAGAAGGCTGGCACTCGAGACTTTAAAGAGATACAACGATGCACAAGAAGCATTTGTAGAGATAGCATATGCAATCGGAATGGCAAGACCAGTAGAAATTGACATAAAAGTTAAAGTAGACGATGGACAGCTCATACCGATTATAGATGTGGACGACCTATACGAACGGCTAACACCTCAAAGAATAAACGAAGAGATTGACCTCAAACAACCAATCTACGAAAAGACAGCAGAATGGGGACATTTTGCAGATTTATCATTTAAATGGAATCAGATATGAAAGCATACAAATTAGGACAACATATCCTCGTACACGCAGACAGCATAAAAGAAAAGGATAAAATACAAAAACTTCTCGAAAAAGAGAATATAAAAATAGACACTATTCTAACAGACCCGCCATACGGAGTGGCATACGTGGAAAACAAGGCAACATTCAAAGACGGAACACAAATAAGTAAAAATAAAATCATAGCAAATGACGAAGAGCGCACACCAGACGAATACGCAGAATTCACAGAGAAATGGCTCAGTGTAATAAAGGACCACATGAACACATACAACACGGTATACATATTCGGAGCAGACACAATGCTATGCGCAATGCGAAAAGGTTTTGAAATGGTAGGCGGATATTATAGTCAACTTCTGATATGGGTAAAGCAACAGGTTGTAGTCGGCCGTAAAGATTACTTACCACAACATGAGATAATACTATACGGATGGATAGGACGCCACAAATTCCACAGAAGCAAAGACAAGTCTGTGATTTTTCATCCAAAGCCAGCAAAAAGCAAACTCCACCCAACAATGAAGCCGATAGGACTGCTTCGCAGGATTATCCTAAACTCCACACAAAAGGGCGACTGGGTATACGACCCATTTGGCGGAAGTGGAAGCACACTCATAGCGTCAGAGCATACAAGAAGACGGTGCTTCATGGTGGAGATAGACAAAGAATACATAGACATAATAATCAAGCGGTGGGAAAAGCTCACGCACAATAAAGCAGAAATATTGTGATAATGATAATATATGATATAATACTAAAATATGAAAAAACAAAACAAATGTCTAAGATGTGGCAAAGAATGGAAGCCGTGGGCGCCAAATCCTAAATACTGCCCAAGATGTAAATCACCTTATTGGAATATCCCAAAAACCAAAGATACAGAGCGCTACAACATAGGACGAGCTGAGATAACGCAAATAGCAAAACTCGCAAACATAAGCGAACAAGACATTATAAACATAATAAAAAAATAACATGAAATACATACCAGGACTATACATAAAAAACAAACACCCAAATGCGCCAGACTTTGTAGTTGGGAAATTATCAATCAACACAGAAAAACTAAAATCACACCTAAACGAAACAACAGAAGAATGGATTAACTTAGATATCCTTAAAAGCCAAAAAGGCGAGCTATACCTAAAAATAGATGAATGGAAACCAGAACCACAGGAAGAAAAAAGTGCAACAGAGCAAGCGCAGACAGAAAGCATAAATCCTGATGATATACCTTTTTAAAGTTATCAACAATTTAAATTTGCATAAGATGATAATATATGATAATATATTAAGTATAAAGGTCGGACATTATAAGTTTTAAGTTAAAAAAAGTATGGACAGGTATCATAACCGACAGAGCCAGCCATAGAGCCAGCAATAGAAGATTTAGTAGTATTATGGAATTCAAAAGAAGGATACACAGAACTCGGCAAAGCGCTAAAAGACAGAATACATAAAGCAATAGAAGGCTTGGTGTATAAACTTTATGCGGCACAGAGAGCTGAAAAAGAAGAGAGATTAAGAGAAGAATGGAGCAAACAGCAAGCAGAGCAACAGAGAATGCAGCGGGAAGCTGATATTTTGAATTATAAGATTGTAGAAGTTAATAAATAAGTAACATGAACTACTACGAACAAATAAAAAAGATATACTACGATACATTCCCAAAAAAAAAAGAAGTTGGAGTTTGGGTGTATTGTTAAGTATTATGAAGATATATGGACTGTAATAACTCCACCAGAACCATATATCAAACCTGAGAGTGTGTTGTCCAACGAATATGGGTTGTCACCAATTGAGATTAAACATATTGCAGGACAGAATAAAGCCAACATAAGATTGTGGGTATACCCAGAAGATGTTCAAATCGTAGGAAAAGACATAGACATAAGAGAATTGTTGTTGTTACTAAACAAACAAGACAGGTTGATTGACTTATCTACTGGCGGTATGTTACACGAAGAATTTGTAGACAGAGAACAAGTGAAATTGCTCGCAATTCTTGATATGGAAAAACCACTAAGAGAACAGAGAGAAAAAGTATTAAAAAAGATATTGGAATTAATTAAATAGAGCATATGAAAAACAAATACACAGGATTAAAAATAAAAGCATACGATAAATATCAAGACCAATACATTATCATTAAGTTTGATGATGAATATTTTGGCAACCAAATAGGAGATGCCAATCACGCATTGTCAGACACTAAGAATGAATATGTTAGAAGAATTGTGGATAAATGATTATGAGAAAATAGTCAGAGTACCTAACGGTTGGGTATTTATTATTACCGCTGGAGATGGAGCAATAACCTTTATACCAGATGTATTGTTAGTTGAGACTAAAATACATAATTATTAAACAATAAATAAGCATATGAATTTTGATGATATAATACCAACAGCAGAGAAACTACGCCAAGAAGAAGAGCGTATTATACTCGCCTTCTTGCAACAAAATGGCATACACGCCAATTCTTTATCGGAAGCACAAAATATCTTTGATAGTCAAGGACTTGAATTGATAATAAAAGAATACCCAATTGAAGATATGGCTGAAAGTATGACTATCAAAAAGACGCTGAAACTCTGTAAAGTACTTAAACAGAAGAACATTGAATTAAAAATTAAAAGAATTATTGCTTAATAAATAAGCATATGGAAGGAGAAAGAAATATAAAGTTTGCATTTAATGATGTAGAAGCATCGTTTGATGCACAGTCCACGATAAAGTTTTACAAGGAAAACGAGCTTATTATGCAGTTAGACCCTACAGACTTATCAGTGCTGTATCATGCGTATATGGGGATGCTGAAAGAGCGCAAGGAACTTGCAGATAGTGATGACGCATAAGGTATATCCAAACAATAGAAATCTCAAACTGCTGTGGAGCAAAAGTAAAGGTTGCAGGAGGTGTAACAAAATACTATGTTTGCTCCAAATGTGGCAAACCGCCAGAGATTATCTACAAAGGCACACTTGAAACTGTATTGCGTGAAATGCTAAACAATGAAAAGCGGTGCTATTGCGGTTGCCACGATACACAAGACGAAGCGTGTGATTTGTGTTACTCTGAAAGCGAACACTTGCCACGACACACTGATTTAGTAGATAAGTTAGTAGAATTATGCAAATAACAGTAAAAACGATGAGATAGAGTTATCAACATATCAACACTTGCATTTTTTTACACATATGTTAATATATGAACATAAAGGTCGGACATTAAAAATTATAAGTTTAATTAAAATAAAAATGCATATGAACATAAAAGACACAATAATAGATTCCATTCAAAATTACACAAGCGATTATTACTTTGACTTGCCAGACAAGGTATATGACCACGACCACGAAGTGCTTGCGTCAGATATAGCTCGCAAGCACAATCTCAGCGAAGACGAAGTCCTAGCTGAGATAAAATCAATGATAGATGACGGCACACTTGTCGAAGACCAAGTGCAAGTAGAAAATCCAGAGAGTTGGGGAAAGAAAGATTATGATTACCCGACTGTTACATACTTGGCAGGAGACTTTGACAGGCTACAAGACGATATAGATGCGCTCGGCGAGCACGAAGCAACTATTTCATATGATGCGGATAATGACAGATATGTTATTGACCTGAAGCATCTAAACACAGGAGCAGGAGAGACATGGTATATCGACGCAGACAGCGTAACAGATGAGACAGATTTGAGAGACTTGGCAGAGAGCAAAATACGCTCACACACAGTGTATGTTCCAGATTATATAGACATAGACGACGCAGTGCACGAGCGACTTGACAGGGAAGATGATGAATAAAGCACGCCCCATTTAGGGGCACATGCCGCCATCGTCTAACGGTCAGGACGCTGGGTTTTCAGCCCAGAAGTCGGGGTTCGACTCCCCGTGGCGGCGCACTACCAAAAGGTAGAATTATAAGTTATAATAATTAAAAAATATGTTTAAAAAATATCCAAAAATATATCACTTAGGAAAAGAAGAAACAGAAGGTATCCTTAGCGGCACCGTCCACATAGAAGAGAAATTAGACGGTGCCAACACATCTGTGTGGCTTGATACAGACGGCAAGCTACACTGTGCATCACGCAACAGAGAGATAACCGATGGAGAGTTCTTTGGATTTGTAGACTACATTCAAAACAACGAACAAATTCAAGCACTACTCAAAGACCACCCAGAATACCGTCTTTATGGAGAATGGCTTGTACGCCATACGGTAAAATACAAAGAAACGGCGTACATGAAATTCTACCTGTTTGACATAACTATCATAACCGACGACGAGATAAACGAGAAATTCCTACCACGCCAACAAGGAATAGAAATAGCAGACAAATACAACATACCACGCCCAGCATACTACGGAGCGTTTGACAACCCGACGATCGAGCAAATCCAGCAATTCGTCGGCAAGAGCGAGCTAGGAGAAGTAGGAGAAGGAGTTGTCCTAAAAAACGACAACTTCATAAACAAGTTCGGCAACCACTGCTATGCTAAAGTAGTCAGTGAGCAATTCAGAGAGAACCGAGCAATCATATTCAGCGGTAACAGCAAAAATTCTCCTACTTATTGGGAGATGTATGTAATCAACAAATACATAACTCTCCCAAGAGTACAAAAGATAATGGACAAACTCCAACCACAATTAAATGAAAGGCTGGACAAAAAACATACACCGCAAATTGTACGAGCTGTATATCACGACATGCTAACAGAAGAAATTTGGGACATACAGCAAAAAGTCCAAAAGCTAGACTTCCAAGCACTAAAAAGATTAGCAACAAAAAAGATAGCACGCATATACCACGATATATTAGATGATACAGTATCGGTAGCATTCCAAGACAACCAAGCATTGACTACAGATACAGATGGTATATAATATAGTCACCTACAAACGTAGGTAAGTTGAGTGTGAAACCTTTGTTGCTCGCAACCCAAGCCCACCTTAAAAAAACAAAAGGTGGGCATTTTTTAATGGCAAACACAAACAAAATATGTTATAATATATAATATGGCTCAGAAAAACCCAGTAAAAAACTACGACACACACAAAACACTCAACGACCTGCGAAAAAATATGAATGCAGCGATAGAAGACTTCGCAAAACAAGAAGACGAAGTCACAATAGCTAAACGTGATCCAAAAACAGGTAAGGTAGTAAAAAAAGAAGTAAAAGCTCCACGCTACCTTGTCATAATGGAAGTGCTATACGAAAAAGCAAAACGAGCAGACATATCAGCAATAAAAGAATGGAACACAAGAGTACTTGGAATTCCAGTTCAGCGCATAGAACACTCAGGGCAGATAGAAAACACAGGAGAAGCTGGAAGCTCAGTTGCACTATCAACTGCGCTTGAGGCATACAAAAAAGCGCTCAAAAAAGAAGTTGTAGAAGAAGCACCAAAAAAAGCAGTAGACACAAGAAAAAGAAGAGCAACAGCGCCAAGAAAAAATAAAAAGAAAGAATAAATATGGACCCTGTAAATCTACTCATAAGAGAAGAGCCACTTGTCTGGGTAAAAGAAGCGCAAGTAAAAAACGAAAAATCAAGGGTAATAGATTTCTATCACTACCCTTTTATGATAGATATTTATGCAGACAAATCAAAAACAATAGTGCTAAAGAAATCAGCGCAGGTAGGTATAACAACATGGGCGCTGTTAAGAGCATTCCACGCAGCAAGATACCATAAATACAACATCATCTACACTGTCCCAAGAGCAAGCGATGTAAACCAAATAGTAACATCAAAAGTAAACCCGATGATACGTAGCAACCCAACACTCTCACTAAGACAGGCAAACGACAAACACACAGACAACATGAGCCAAAAAAAATTAGGCGAAGGTTTTATATTTTTTAAAGGCACAATATCAGAAGTGGAAGGTATCATGATAACATCAGACCGCAACGTATACGACGAGTACGACAGGTCAGACTTTGAGACAATACAAACATACCATTCAAGGCTTGAAGGTGAAACGTCAAAAGGAGAAGAGTGGTTTATATCAACACCAACACTTCCAGACTTCGGTATAGATGTAAAGTTTGAAGAAAGCGACCAAAAGCATTGGCGCTTTAAATGCTCAAGATGTAACTACGAGCAACATTTAGAATGGATAAAAAACACAGACAAATCACGCAGATACTATTTTTGCCAAAAATGCGGAAGAGAGCTAAGGCGCAGTGATATCATAAATGGATACTGGAAAGCAAGGTTCCCAAAAAGAGAAATATCAGGATACTGGATAAATCAAATGATGCTGCCGTGGGTAAAACCAATGGACTTATGGGAATACTACACAAAGGCGGAGCAAGGAGTGGACGGATATTCGCTTGAGTATTTTTACAACTTTAAGTTGGGAATGCCATATGCAGACGCAACAAAGCGCATACACGAAAGTCTATTCTACAAGAACATCACAGAAGAAGACGTGATACAAATAGACGGCTACATGGGAGTTGACGTGCAAGAACACGAACTATACGTGGTTATAGGGACCAATAGAGTAGTCTACGGAATAATAACACTAAAAGATGATGAAGAAAGCAGCAAATGGACAAAGCTTGAAAACATAATTAAAGTCTTCCAACCCAAAACAACTGTAATAGACGCAGGATACAAGCCACAAGACGTGCTGCATTTTGCAGAAAAGTATCCATACAAAATTTATATGAACTGGTACCGTGAAGGAGACAAGGACGCTCAGATGATACGGCGCAAGAAAAACGCAAGCTTTGCCAAAGGCTCAGAGTTTCAAGAAGAGATAAAAGTGGAAACATCACGCAATCAAGTAATAGACGTACTCATACAAAAACTTGAGAGCGGAAACATAAAATTCAAATTCCACCCACAAAACGACAGGTTTCAAGAACTCATAAAACACGCAAGCACAATGTACGCAAGACAAGTAGAAACAAAAGGCGGCAAATTCAAAAGAGAATGGGCTAACACAGGCCAGAACGACTACCTGCATGCTTTGGTATATTGGTTGGTTGCAAGTCAAATATGATATGTTACAATTATAGTTAAGATATGCAACAAGATTGGAAATCAACCTTTGAAAGGGTAAAAAACAACAGACAACCATTTGAAGACAAATGGAATAGGCAATACTCGCTATACAGAGCATATAGGCTGCTCGATGAAAAATACAGATACAAATCAAGAACACTGCCACCGATAGGTTTTCAGATAATTGAAACAATCAAGCCAAGACTTGCATCACTCAAAACACAGATTAAGTTCTTCAACGTAACAGGCCAAGAACAAACTCAGCTCGATGAATGGGATAATTTAATAAACTGGCAACTCGAAGAAAACGAATTCGCAGACAAAAAAATAGAATGGATACACAATGCGCTACTTTATGGTGACGGATACCTACTCGTAACGTGGAATGAGAAGGAACAAAGACCAGAGATACAAGTCCTTGATGGATACTTGCTTTACTGGGATACATCAGTTACAGACCACAAAGACGCAAGATTTTTAATAAGGACAACCTATAAAACAAAAGAAAAAATCAAATCAGTTCCAAAAGATATTGTAGATGCACTAACACCAAAAGGAGAAACAAACTACAAAGACCCACGCAGCTACAGATACGAGCTTGAACAAAAGATAATGGGTATTATAGATGATACCAAGACAGAACCGTCAGACAGCGGAGAAACCCAAGACAAAAACGAACACTACTACGAAGTTATGGAAGTCTTTGACTTCATCAACAAAAAGCGCATAGTCTACATAGACCGAGAGAAAAAACACGAAGAAAACACAGATATAACTCAAGAAAACTTCGTAAACATAAAAGCAATCAAACAACCACATACATTCTACGGAATGGGCATCTTAGAGCCAGTGGAAACGCTAATATACCAAATAGCCGACAATAGGAATCAGGCGTTTACAAACATGGCTCTAACAAATAACCCAGTAGTCAAAAAGCGCAGAACAGCCAACATAAACACAGACGATATTATATTTGAGCCAGGCTCAGTATGGGACATGGACAGAGTAGATGATGTGGTAGTAGATAGGCCGCCAGAGATAAGCAAACAATGGCTTGACCAAGACGCAATGCTCTACAAAGAAATAGAAAATACTCTTGCATTGTCTGAGTACATGCGTGGAGCGCCAGCATCATCAAGCGAACCAATCGGAAAAGTAGAGCTATTGCTAATGCAATCTAACATCAGGCTATCACTCCTTGTTAGGCAATACGAAAACGCAATAGCAGACCTCGTAAACATAATGGTAAAGCTCAATAAGGAAAAACTCAATACATCATACCAAAAGATATTCTTCAAAGATGGCGAAATTCAAACAATCCAATTCAACCAAGAGATGAAAGACCGAGACCTTATTGCTGAGATAAAGGTAGACATCAAACCAGAAAAAAACGCTCAAGTAAGAAAGCAAGAAGCAATGGAGCTATGGAACATGTTCGTCACAAATAACCAACCGCAAACTCCAGAAGAAGCAGAAAAACTTCAAAAAATCAAACAAGTGCTCATAAGGGCAATCCTTGAAGAGTTTGACAAAGACGAATACGCAAGATTATTTGAAACAGAAAAAACACCAACCGAGCAATCAGTACAACAGATACAGCCAGCGCAGACAGAACAGCAACCAACAGTGCCAACCACCTCCCAACAACAACCGAGCTTCTGGCAAGGTGTGTTGGATAAAGGTCGAACATTATTAGGTATAACATAAAAGCATATGACACCAGATACACCAACAACACTAAAAGACTTAGCGCAGCAATTATTGTCAGGCGCTATAAACGAAACAGACTTTGCAGAAAAAGCATTGCCAATCCTAAAAGAGATAGCAATGCAAACTGCAAAAAGGCAAGAAAGCTTGGTAGGAAATCAGACAGACGTACTTGACCAAGCAGAGCAAGAATAAGGCTTATGGACAACAGAACATGGGAAGATTTAGAAGCATTTGAACCGTTTCATGCTTTGATGCAGCTTCTCAAAGACGAGATAAGAAACACACGGTTCATGTACGACACAGAGCTTCAAGCATTCCTAAACGGCGATGAAAACAACGAAAGAAAAATCATCGCAAAAGAAAATTACATTAAAGGCTTAGAATTTTTAATTAATCAATACGAAATATGGAAAACGAAAAAGAACAAGTAACAACACAAGACGACTACGGCCTTGAAGAGCAGAAACAAGAGCCTGCTGCGCAACCAGCGCAAGAGCAAGAGCCAACAAAGGAAGAACAAGCTCAAAGCAACGAGCAAGAGCAGTTTGTATTGCCAGACACAGACGAGATACCTGAGAAATTCAGGGGCAAGCCAATCACAGAGCTTGCAAGAAGCTACTCAGAGCTTGAAAAAACACTCGGAAGATTAGGCTCAATCTTTGGCGGAGACAAAAAAGAAGAACAATCAAACGCCTTAGAAGAGCTATTCAAAGAGAAAATCAAGCCAGATATGACACCAGTAGAATTTGCTCAAGCCGTAGCAGAAGTGGTAGAGCAACGAGCAAGAGAAATAGCGCAAGAAGTAGCTCAAACTCAATACAGCCAACTCACAGAAGAGCAACGAGCGCAGCAAGAAGTTGAAGAAGTAACACGCAGATACCCAGACTTGGCAAGCAACGAAACGTTGTCTGCAATGGCGCTCGGAATAGTACAGACGAAAGGCGTAACACTCATGGAAGCAGCGCAAGAAATGGAAAAAGCAGGAGTGCTAAATCCAGCAGGACAACAAGATGTTGCAAAACAAAATCAAAATGCTACAATAGAACCAGAAACCCAAGGTGGCGCAACCCCTGAGCCAGAAGAAGACTTGTATGGCTTAGGTGGTGCCAGGGGCGAGATATCGCCAGGGCTTATCTAAGAGGCGTCTCACCAAGAGACACAACCTCTCAACTAAGGGCGTCATACGACACAACCCGCAACACATTATTAGTAATAATTATAAGTTAATTAAAGCGTATGACACAACATTCAAACCAATTAGTTGAGAGAAAAAATCTCGTCGAGAGCAAAATAGCGCTTCTTGACGACAATCGCTTCCCACTCTTGGCTATCTTTACAGGAGAGCGTGGCAAAGACTACCGCACAGGTCAGTCAGCACCACTAAAAAAGAAATCTACCCCATCAGCGGAGTTCAAGTGGTACGAAGACAACTACATCTCACGCACAGCGCAAGTTACAGGAACATCACAAACAATTGACCCTGCAACAGGTGGTAACATCACCCTAAGCACAGGTCAAGGCGCATTATTCAAGGTAAATGACGTTATCCACGTCGTAGACCAAAAATGGAACTTCCAAGTAACGGCTGTAGCAGGTGACACAATCACAGTAGGCAAAGAGCTATCAGGCGCAACAGGCTCAGCGGATGTGGCCAACAATGAGATATTCATTATAGGTAACGCATTCGAGGAGGGCGCAGGATTAGCATCAGAGCGCTACACTGTAAAAGCAGAAAAAAGCAACTACACACAGATTTTCAAGACCACATACGGTCTTACAGGTACAGCTCTATCAACAAAAACACTTATCGAAGAAGACGAAATGCGCTACCAGCGCAGAAAGCAATTGGCAGAGCACGCTGTGATGATAGAGTATGCATTCTTGTTTGGTAAAAAAGCAATTGACCTTACAGGCTCAAATCCAAAAAGGTACACAGGTGGTATTTTGAGCTTCATTCAAACAAACGCAGCAGCAAACGTAAACTCAGAGGCTGCATTCAACGACTTTTTGGAAAAAGCGTTTGCACACGGAAGCTCAACCAAGTACATGTTTGCATCGCCAAAGGTATTGTCCATGATAGACAGCTGGGCAATGAACAAGGTGCAAATCAAAGACCAAACCACAAAATACGGTTTGCGCATCAGAGAGTACACATCAACACACGGTACACTCTACCTTGTAAGACATGACTTGCTTCAAGGCAACCGCTACGGTAACTACGCTATCGTGCTTGACATGCCAAACGTGACATACAGGTACCTTGAAGGAAGGGACACAACCTTGACAAAAGACGTACAAGCACCAGGAGACGACCAGAAGAAAGAGCAACTGCTTACAGAAGCTGGTCTTGAGCTCAAGAACGAAGAGACACACGCAGTGATGTCAGTTGCAGCATTATAAGTTAACTAAGACACACGCTTATGGCTAAGTTTTTTAGCAGAATTAGAAAATTAACAATCTACGTGGAGCAACCAGACCCTGAAAAAGGCAACCCAGGGAAAAAGATTGAGTTTGAAAATGGTTTCTACGAAACAGATGACAAAGACGAAATAGACGCAATCCAAAAATACGGCGCAAATGTTGTCGTAGAATCAGACCAAGCAGACAGCTTGGGAAGCAACGACAATGTAATCAGGAACGAAGACGCAGACAAAGAAGAGCGAGAAGTAAAAGAAGCAGTAACAGACAACTCAGAGAGAGTAAAAGAATTGCAAGAGATGAAAGTAGAAGACGTCCGCACTGTAGCGCAATCTTTGGGTATCAGCACAAAAGACGGAGACCGTAAAAAAAACAAAAAAGAACTCATCGAAGAAATCATAAAAATAGAAGCAGGAAAAACAGAAGACGGTGAAGCTCCAACATTCTAAAATAAAGGTCGTATGAAAATAAAAGACATTAAAACTGTAACACTCAAGGAAGGCAAAAAGATTGAAGTAACACTTCAAGACGGCAAGACAGAATACAAGCTTGCATTCGGAGAAGAATTCACGGAAAAAGACATAAAACAAGCAATAAAACAATTCTCCGAAAGTATAGCTAAAGACAAAGAAATTGCCAAAGAGTCAGAAAAGACCGAAAAAACCAATGCCAAACTTGAGAAAGTTGCAGATAAATTATCAGCACTAAAAAATCAAGAACTATGAGAGCACAAGACACAACAGGATTGCAAGGTAAGATAACCTACAGGCTCAAAGACGCAAACGGCAATGCAAAAAAGATATTTGAGCCAAACAAGTTGGGCGCAAAGCTCATCAAAAAAGGTATAATCTCACCTAAGGCAAACCAAACACTTTTAGCAATCTTAGGGTTAGGTTCATTCAAAGAAGCTGCAACAATACCTAACCTTGTGGTAGACGCAGGTAAAGCAGCTGTAGCGTCAAGGATAAACGGCGCAGGCGGTGAAGCTTTGTTTAACTATGTGGCAGTAGGAACAGGCACAACCACACCAGCTGCAACCGATACCGCGCTTCAAACTGAAGTTGCACGACAAGCAGCTACAGTATCACGTGTAACAACCAGCGTAACCAACGACACAGCCAAAATGGAAACCACATTCAACTTCACTGCAAGCTACGCCATAACAGAAGCAGGAACATTCAACGCTTCAACAGGCGGAACAATGCTAAACCGTCACACATTCTCAGCTATTAATGTGAATAGCGGAGACGCATTGACAATAAGCGTAGAAATTCAAGTGTCTTAGTGCCCTAACTTTGCTCAGCCAAGCGCTGGGCAGAGATTAGCGCATTAAAAGTAAGAAGGCATATGTTAGACCCAGTAAGAAATTTTGCAACAACCACAACAACACAAGGCTACGACAGCACAGCCACGAGTATAGACGTACAAGACGCAAGCATATTCCCAGACCCATCAACAGACGGCGCATTCAACCTTGTATGGTACGATGAAACAAACTATCCTAAGATATACGATGATCCAAACAAGGAGATTATAAGAGTAACAGCAATAAGCGGAAACACACTAACAATTCAAAGAGCGCAAGAAGGTACTGTGGCAACAAACAAAAACACGTCAGGCGCTACATACAGGTTGCTTTTAACGCCTACTCAAAAGACGATAGAAGATATTGATAGTCAGTTGGGTGGTGGCACGCCTCTACCGCTTATGCAATGGATACCTGGTGCCAGGAGCACACAGGGCAAGATTCTTGGTTTTGCAAAAAAACAGAATGCTGTGTACACAGTAGACGACTATAACTATAACTTATTTACACATAAAATAATCGGAGGGCAGATGTTATTCAATGGAGTATATGGATATACTAATTATTGTCAGAGCATGACTACAGTGTCAGAGACTGATAATTATATATATTATGTTAACACTACTGCTGATACAGTGCGTAGATATGACATAAGCACAAAGTCTGATACTATAATGACATTGTCAGGCACAGGATTTGCTGCAAATAGCATGATAGCTTCTGATGGAACATATTTATATATATTTGAGTATAATACGACTAATGTTAAAAAATATTCAATAAATGATACTACTATTACTTATGTGTCTACTATAACAGTGCCGTACACTATAGGTCATGGATACTACTATGATGCATTCATAGACAGCACAAATGAAATGTTTTATATAGAGACATCAGCAGATTTTATATTAGTACACACAGATATAAATGGAACATTGATAGATAAGACTATTATAGGACATTCGTCAAACAATGGAGGTGTACAGACACCGCTTGTAATATTTGAATGGAACGGATATGTGCAAATTGCATTTATGAATTATGATTCTGAAGACGGTACACATGTTGCGCTCCACATAATAAAAGACAATAATAAATAAGCATATGGGCAAAGAAAACATAACAATCATCACCTTAGCAATCGCAACAATTATCAGTGTGCTTTCACTGGTAATCCTTTCCTTTCAAAAAACAGAAACACAAATCCCGCAAACCCAAGTGGACTTGGCAGGAGTTGCGGAAATCATTAAAGCGACACAAAGACAAGATACACCACAGATTATAAACCGAGTTAACTCTGACAATGTAACAGACACGACAGACGACTGCTGTCTAAACGATTTAAAAGAGTAATATGTACGGAGTATCAAAATATGCAACACATACATACGCAGGAAAAGATAACACAGGAAAGTCATTTTTCATGAGCGTGATATCGAGTGTCACAACAACAGATACTCGTAAGTTTATTGTGATAAAAGTAATATCATATAACATAACAACAACAGATAAGGTAATCTACAAAGCATTCAAAGCTATATACGACAGCACAACAATACAATCGGCAATAACAGCAACAAAAACAACAATACAAACAATAACTGATACAATAGCAGCGGTGAGCAAAATAGTAGCATCGGCAACAAAGATATTGACATCGCACATCATAACAAGCGACACTCTAAATGCAATAAGACAATTCTACAGGACATTGTCTGCAGGTATAACTATGATAGACACAACAATAGCAGCAAAACACTTGCACAAAGCTATAAGCGACACAATAAACACAACATCAAGTCTGGCCATAAGAACATACAGAGCGCTTGGAGATATAATCTACACTATAGACAAAATAAAAAATACAATAAGAAAAACATTCTCAAACACAGTAACGGTACAAGACGTGATATCAACACTTCACACAATGGTACTAAAAAATACAATAAACACAATATCAAAACTAAACAATCTAAATGTATTCAAAGTATTGAAAGAAAAAATCACAATAAACGAATACATAAATAAACTGCTAAACGGTATGGAGATATGGTACAATAAGTACAAAGACACAGCGAGAAATTGGAGTGACAAATTCACAGACACCGCCAAAACCTGGATAAATAAATACAAATAACCATGCAAATATACGACCTAAACATAGAAACACTAAAATCAGGTATCACGACAGACCGTCTAACTGATGACGGAGCGTTAAACATAGACTCAAGAGTAAATCCATTTTTACTAAATCATGGCATGACAGGATACGTAGCCACACACGTATCATCAAGCATAAGCGACCAAATAATAGCTATACAAGAAAACAAAGACTGGAGCTCAGACAATATCCACGTAATGGTAGATAGAGCTGGAAACTACTACAAATCAAACATGCTAAGCCCTTCACCTACACAAACAGTCACAGACACTTCAGACCCAAACGGGTATGATATCGCCAAAGTAGCAACTGCATACTTCAAAAATAACATATACATAACACACGGCAGGGACGTGTCTAAGACAGACACTGGCGACACAGTGGACTTCACGTGGTGGACTAGCACAATGGGTAAGGGGCAGATGTATGGACAAAAAAAGTCAATGGCCGTAATAGAAGACACACTATACATAGGAGATTGGTACAAAATACACACATATGACGGCACAACAGCTGTTGAAGACGCAACTCGCATACCAACAGAATACTACATCACAGCAATGGTAAAACACACAAACGGTAGAGACCTTGTGGTATTCGCAGGATACGATGCAGTAGAAGACAACCCAAAAGGCGGCGGTAGAGTATTTATATTTGACACAGTCACACTTCACTTCACTCAAGAGATAGAAATAAATGAGACAGTAGACGCAGCAATTTTGCACAATGGTACAATCTACGTAACATACAGGGGCAACATCGGCGTATTTACAGGTAGTGGCATAGAAAAGATATACGAAACACCATACAACCACATAAGACAACAACAGGTCACTAAATTTGGCGACACGGTAATGTTTTCAGGATTTGCAATAACAGACGTCAACGGCGAAAAAACAATCTTAAGAATAACAAATACCGATATTGATGTAGTAAGATACAGGTCACCGTCTCAAAACAATCACAAAGCGCCAGAGCTATTTATGACAAAAGCATACCTTGACTCATCAGGCAACTTCACATACGGTACAGTCCAAATATCAGATTTCGGTCAGATAGGCCAAAACCTAAACCTAACAACTCCAAACTTAGGATTTGTAACAGTAAAAGAAATAGAAATAGAAACAAACGAAACATCAGCAGATACATACGTTAATGTATACTTCTACGATGATACAACATATAAAGGCAGTATACTTGAGCGCAACCGAGACGAGCAAGGCAACCCATACACGACAAGTAAATTCAGAATAAAGACAAACTTCAAAGCAACAAATGCAATAGTATCAATAACAATAGGCAATGGAATAGACTACATTAAAAGCGTAAAAATAAAGTATGATACAGCTTAAAGAAAATATAAAAGAAGAACTTGAAATACAGCAAGCCATAGAAAACCTAAAAGGTTATGTAAAAGTGGTAGACCAAATACCCAGCAAAGCGCCAAGAACATACCACGAAAGTATGCAAATATACTTAGATAATTTTAATAGCCCAACAACTAAAAGGTTGTACATCTACGCAAGAGACGCAAAACAATGGTTGTATATTGATTTAAATTAGTTAAAATATAGATATGAAAACACTAAAAGACATACGAGATGCAATCAGGGACGATATGGACTTAACTCCTAACGACCCTTTTGTATCAGACGCAAAAATAAACAGCTTCATCAAAAGAGCATACGACCTTATAGGCAATCTGTACAAATGGAGCTACACAGAGCAAGTAGAATACAGAACAGCAGATGCACAAGACGCAGGTAACGATTACTTTACAATGCCAAACTACTGGATAGACAACTCAATAACCAAGGTTGCGATAAACTCAACAGAGCTAAAACCGATAAGCTGGAACCACTGGCAAAAACAACGAGGCAACTTCTCAGAGAGATACAGAAACATACACTTACCATTTGAGCTAAAAGAAGGCGACACAATAGAAGTGCACGGCCACCAACAAGCGTGGTGGGTAGAAAACAGCGCAGAAACCTACACACCAACAGACACATCAGAAAGTATATTCCCATACAACATAACATACGCAATATTCCTTTATGCGAAAGGCCTTACACAACAATACAAAGGCGGTGACGATTTTGCATTAGGCCAAGACAGCAAGCAAGAAGCGCTTGACTTAGTGAAGGTTGCATACGAGCAAGAACCGCACAAACTATATGACGGAAATGTATTAGATTGAAAAACAAAATAAAGATGTTACAATAATTATAAGTAAGGGATAACTGGTAAGACTGCCAGCCCCACAACAATAATAACAAGGAGTATGGCAGTCAGATATTTCATAGATTTTGCAAAAGACTACATAAAAACAACAATGCCGCAAGTAGGCGTGCCTGTGTCTGCTGCGGGATTTCTATATGATAGATACAGCAAATATTTAAATAATAAGAAAAACAACTTCCAAACACAACAGCCAAAACAAGCAGAACAACAAAATCAGAAATACCAGTTGCAACTACTAAAAGGATACAGTCAACCAACTACCAATAAAGAACTATTGCTTCCAAAGTATAACCTAACACCAAAATACGAGCTAACACCAAAGCAGTCAGAGACTCAAAGTAAAATAAGTGGCGCAACAGCAGCTAAAAGCAGCCCAATCCAAGCAACTGCGCAAGCGACGACATATACAGCGCCACAAACAACAACCGTAAGCACAACACAATCAACAAACCAAATAACAAACCCAGAAAACTACCTTGCAACTTTAATGAAGTTCCTTGCACAGAAGGAAGAAGCGCTAAAATCATACCAAGACAAACTCAACAAAGAGTTAGAACCAATAGAAAAAGAGATAGTAAAAACATCTCAAGAACGAGACAAACTCATCAACGAAATAGAAAACAACCCATACCTCTCACAAGCAACAATCAGGGGAAGAACATCACGAGCATACGATTTATACAACAAAACAATCCAAAACCTTGTAGATAAGTACAATCTCATAAATGGTAGAATTCTCCCAGAAAAAGAAGAGATAGAACAAAAATACAATACAATAGGCGACCTTTATACAAATTACTTCGAGCTCAAGCAAGCAGAAGAGCAAGACGCATACGACAGGCAAATGCAAATGCTAGAACTTGCAGACTCAAGCTCAGGTAGTTCAGATGGCACATTCTCGAGCATTGGGAGCGCAGGATATAGTCCAGACGTGGTATCATGGGCAAAGCTCATAGAGTCAGGCAAAGCAAAGATGACCGCAGTACCAAAATCACTAAAAACACAAGTAGCTCAATACTTAGCTTCAAAGCCAGTATACGAAGATAAAGCAACAAGAAAGAAAATAAGAGATGCACACACAGCCATCTCAAAAGCGCAAGAAGCACTGAAGTACATAAGTCCACTATCAACAGGTGTCTTTGGGCAAGTAACACATTGGATAGGTGGCACGCCAGCTAAAGACTTGTCGCAAGCGCTAAAGACAATAAGAGCAAAACTTGCATTTGACACACTCCAAGCATTAAGAGATGCATCACCTACAGGCGGTGCATTAGGTCAGGTATCAGAAAGAGAGCTTGACATGCTTGAGTCTTCAGTCGCAAACCTTGACATAGCAAACAGGCCAGAAGTGCTAAGGCAAAACCTACAACAAGTAATCAAATCATACAACGCTGTGATAGATAATATTGTAAAACAGGCCTTAATAGAAAATCCAAATCTAACAGACGAGCAAATTAAACAAATGTTAGGCATATGACACCAGACGAAAGAATAAAAAAACTAAGAGAAGAAGCCAACAAGCTAAGATTGGCAGAAGCTGCATCACAACCCAAAGGCACATTTTTGTCAGGGCTAAAGAAAGGATTTGTAAACCAGGCAAAAGGGCTTTTATCTACAAGCGGCAAGCTTGAAGGACTTATTAAAGAATACACAGGCGCACTCATGAACCCAAACATAAACTGGGAGAAAATAGTGCAAGAAGAACAATCACAAAACCCATTATATCAATGGTCAGAGCGCAAAGAGAAAATCGGACAAGGAGAAAGACTCGGAGAAATCACATCTGAGATAGCAGGATTTGCTGTACCAGGCACGGCAATAACAAAAGGAGCAAGAGTAATAAACAAAGCGCAAGAAGCAGGCAAGATAGGCAAAGGTATCGCAGGGCTTTACAAGAGACTTCTAACAGGCGCAGGAGAAGGAGCGATAACATACACCCAAGAAGGCGGTGATACAGATAAGGGTATACTCTCAGCTATAGTAGGCACAGTTATGCCAGCAGGCGGAAAGGTAAGTCAATACATAACATCAAGCCCACTTGAGCAAGCCAAAAACCAAATCGTAAAAGCAATACGCCCAAGTGTAAGAGAAAAAGGCATAATAGGAAAAGTGGACAAAGCAGCAAAAACAATGGCGGCATACGCAGTCCAATCAGGCCGCAAGCTTCCAGAGAGTCTGGACGAAGCGCTCGGATTGCTACAAGACACCAAAAAAGAAATTTGGCGTAGAATAGACAAAAGTATCAAATCCAAAAAAGACATCCAAATAGACACAAACGATATCCTAAACGGCGTACGTGACATAGTAAACGAGCCAGGCTTCAACATAAACCCATTTGCGAAAAGGGAATTACAATCAACATTGCCACTTCTTAAGTCTTTATACGAAAGGAAAACCATATCAGTCCCAGAAGCCGAAACCATAAAAGAATTCATAAACCAAACAGTAAACTACAACAGACAAGAGTTAGGACCAATAAGAGAACGAATACTAAAAGCTCTCGGTCACGACATCAAGAAGAAATTAGACGCAATACTATCAAACGAGATAAAAGGCGGCAAGGGCGAGTTTCAAAAACTAAAAGACGCATACGGCGCACTCACAGCTACACAAAAAGACCTGACAAAGCGAATAGTGGTAGACGCAAGACGCAATCCTGTGTCGCTTTATGATGCGTTAGGCTCTGTGGGTGGTATGGACGATATTGCATTCGGACTATCACAAGCGCTAACAGGCAACCCAGTAGGGGCAGTATCAGGGCTAACAGCAGGCACAATGCAAGCGCTGATAGGTAAAGGTCTAAGCAAGCTAAACAGTCCAGACGAACTCATAAGAAAAGGATTTGGAACACTCGCAGACGAATACAAAAAATACATAAGTGGTATTAACACAAATAAAGCAAAACAATACATAGAACCAGCTTACAGAGCATTAATTCAAAAATACCTAACCAAAGATTAGCGTATGACAATACAAGAACTTTTGAACAAATATAGAAAAGAAGCATCAAAAAACCAAAGCAAACTCCAAACAATAGGAGCGTATAAGCCAACATTTACAGAAAAAATAAAGCGCACAATAAGCGACTACCTACCAAAAACAGACTTTGAAACAGAGCTCGAAACAGGCATAAATCCAGCAGAACACAGACCAACAGGAATGAATATAGTGGAGCAAATAGCCAACCCACGAGAATGGGAGCTATTCAAGCCAAAAATACAAAAAGCAGCCGAACTTGACAAAGACCTACAAGAAGAGCTTGCACTAAAACCTGAGCAATCAAGCAAAATAACGATGGAAGAATTCTCACGAAAACCATTTGAGAAAAGACCACAACGAGACGAATACATAAACCAATACCTAAAAGCACGTGGAGCAATAAAGGCTGCTGAGATGGCGCTTGATGTGCCTATAAGCGCAGGTACAGTCAAACCATTCAGGAAAGGTGTAGGTGCTGTTATACATAATGCACGTGATGTATGGACTGTAGACGAGCTCAAGAAAATCAAAGAAGCATCTAAGGACTTTGAAGAATTCAAACAAAAAGTATATGGACTAAAGCCAGTGGATGAAGAAGACAATCCACTTGTATCAAACCTAATAGACAAGATACGCTCAATTGCATTTGACAGCGGCTCTGACAGTTTGGATATAGCGCAAGAATTTAAAAACTTACAAACAATAAGGAAGAAGCCAAAAGACAGCTATGCAACAAAAGCTGCAAAAGAAGCGTTTGGTACAGTGATAGATACATTACGCAAATCTGGCGGCGAAATCACAACTAAAAAAGCTGCAGATGCATTAACTAAACTATACGCTTACAAGATATTCATGGAGTTGGATAAGGGCGGCAATTATTTTTTGAATAGGTACGTACACAAGATAATCCCGAGCGAGATGAAAGAGCCAGTATTTGGTGAATGGAATGGATATGGAAGACCAATTATAGGATACACCATAAAGGAAGACAGAAAAAAAGAAGCGCACAAACTCATACAAGACGCAATCAACAATATAATAAACACTCTAAAAACAAGCAAAAAAACCAAAAAAACAACTACAAACACCATAAACGAGCGCACATACAAATCAATAACAGAAGACAGACAAAAAACATTGCTTGATGCGCTCTACAACCTAAACAAAATCGCTAAAAAATATCGTGACAAGCAACAAGATATTGCACTTGGATTATACGGTGACGAGTTCACAGAACCGTGGCTATACGGCAGCAGATATCACGACCAATTGCATGAGTACAAAGACGCAAAAGAGATGACATACGAAGCCAAAGACAAATATCTGCGCAAATTCATACAAGAAAACAACCTAAAGCCTAAAGGTTATCATACATTTGGTGATGGCAGGAAACGAGATTATTACGAGATAGACGGATACGGATTTCACATAGATGAAAACAAAAGCACAAAGAACTTGGGTCACATAGACATGGTGGACTCCAAAAAGGAGAAAGGCAAGAAAATGTCAGAAGAGTCTGTTGCAACTGCTTTTCAGTATGCTTACGAGCTACCAGACGAAGACACGCTAAAGGCGCTGTATAAAATACTGGAAGACGCTGACACACAAAGACAAAACGAACTGTTGGCAAAAATTGGACTTAAAAATCCAAATTATTATGTATCACAAAGTAATATCACACAAGATGAATTGTCTAAATTATTGGACATAGACACGCAGCGTGCAAACAACAATAAACACAATTTATTAGAAAGCGCAGCACAAGCGATTAGAGAAGGTAAGAGTTTTGATGAGTGGTTGGGTGAGCAGAATAAGTTGTTAAAACTACCGAAGACTGTGAATGTAGATAGTTTTATAAAAAATCTAAAAAATAAACCAAACATAGAATGGCTATCTGAACAAATTAAGAATGGTATTACAGGTTTCGCAAATGGGAAAGATAAATATTTGTTTGCTGATATCGTACCGAGAGATGCATTAGATAGAGCTGTCGGCTTTAAGAAAGAAAGTAGTTTTCTTAAAACAAAATCCCAGCTTCGCAAGATATGGAATGAAGCTAATGGGCAAGACGTATCTCAACAAAGAGATACTCAGTATCTCGGCTTAGCAGGAATACCGCTACTATTCACAAATAAAGAAGAAAAAGAAATGCCAGACGGCTCAAAACAAATCATCGAGACGCCACCTATATGGCAATTTTGGAAGCCAAAGCGCATACACTTTGAAGAGCCACAAAAAACCATCACAATACAAGACTTGCTAAAAGCGCAAGCAATGCAAGAAAGCTACGACGGCAAGAAACTCATTGGAGATGACGAACAAAGCAAAGGATACTTCCACAGAAAAGGCAAAGAATACGACAGGGCAATCGAAATGTTCAAGAAACGATACGGCTACACACCAAAAACAAAACAAGACTTATATGAAGCGCAAAGAATGTACCTTGCGTGGCATGAGCGTAACGCCTTCCCAAACAAACCAGCGCAAACAATAGAAGAACTACTTATGCGCTACAACGCAGGCACATCTAACCCGCAAAACAAAACACTGTACAGCATCGGAAAGAAATATGTTTCAAAAATCAAAGACCAACTCAGAAGAATGGGGTTTGGAGACAGTGATATAGATAATCTAATGAAAAAAAGATACACAGAATTCATAACAGAGAAGCAAAACATTCCATTTGCGAAATGGTATAATGAATTTATCAGAAAATAGAGTATGGACAAAGAAAAAGAAATAAACACACAAATAAGATTATCGACACTTGAGCAGACAATAGAGCGTGTCTTGCGCAAGTTTGAAGACGTGCCAGAGACACTGGCAGAAATCCGCAAAGACATCCAACAACAAAAACAAGCGATAGAAAAAATATCAAAGCTTGAGCCACGCATAAGAAAGCTTGAAAACTGGAGAACAGGCATAGTGTTTATAGGCGGTTTTGTGATGGCTATAATTGGAATAGTTTATACGATAACAGCACACACACTCAACCTGCAAATAAAAGACATCTCAAGGCAAGTCGTACTTGAAGAGTTAGAAAAATACATAGTAAACACAAAGGCTTATGACAGACAAAAATAGAATAGAACTAAAAAAAAGATATCAGCTCATACCTAAATATAGACTTGACCGTAAAATAGAATTATATCTAAAGTGGCTGCTTGAACCAAAATACAGACTAACGCCGAAGAATAGAAAACCACGCAAAAGACCACGATACTATGTATAGATTTTTGAGAAAAGTACTTGTGATACTACTGTTGTCCACGATAGTGTTTTTATTGAGCGCATTTACCACAGTAATGCTCATAGTTAGCTTATGAATGTAGTTCCAACAGCAAAAGCAAAACGCCCAAAAAATATAATACCCACAACAAAGGAGATAGAAGAAAAACTACGGATACGCTTCACAGACAAAGGCGTACGAGTAGAAGTCATTGAAGACATCTATTTCAGAGTGTGGGGGATATGGTTTGTATTACCAAAAGGGCTGATTTCAGACGGAGCAAGCATACCGAAGATATTATTCTTTCTGGACAGGTTTGACAAGCGCTGGATATTCTGGGCGATATGGCATGACTACGCCTACAAAGCTCAATGGATACCACGCAGCGTGGCAGACGCAATCTTTAAGTGGGGTGTGAGGCAGAATGCAGGGTTATTTTATGCTATAATATTCTATGTGGCTGTACGCACATTTGGCTGGTTAGCGTGGCTCACAAACAAGCGTAACGGACTTGTAGAGTTTGATGACGCTGTAGAAAGACTTAATAATTATATATGTAAGTACTATGAACAAAGAAGAATTGCTACATAAAATCATTTATTATTACATTCCACTCGTCAAGCGTGGTATAGGTATTATATGGAACTTCATTCAAAATAGGTATGAAGCTCATAAGTACGCAGGCAAAGAACAGGTTATAGAAACTCTAATTGTACCAACCGAAATCGCAAGCACGCCAAAAGACGATGTTGCGCTAAAATACGAAGACGCTGTAAAGCTAATGCAAGAGTTACAGATAAACCACGAAGACCAAAAACGCATTGGCTCGTGTGTGGCTCAGACGCTTGTAAATCTTGCTAAATTCAACGCCAAGAACGAGACAGGACACATACCACCTTTATCTGTTATAGATATTTATTTGGATAGGCAGACATTAGACTTGTGCTTTGATTGTGGAATGTATCCAGACAAAGCTTTGAACCGAACCACAAAAAAAGGATACTTGCCAGACATGTTGCCATATCCCGCTAACGAGAATGAACTAAAACAGATACAAAGAGACGACAAAGTCTTTGAAAAGTACAGAATAAAAGGGCTCATAAAAGACTACGGATACATCGGCTACAACTTTGAGCAGATATGGGCATACATCACGGACGAGTTCAGCAAAGGTAACATCGTAGCATTCCAATTCTCCATTACAAGCTATCGTGGCTGGTGGACAGGTGGAGAGTTCCCTGTAAAAGACGGTGAGAATTTAGGAGGTCATTCAGTTGTTGGCGTTGGTATTCCATTTATCCTAAACGGCAAGCGTGGGTTCTTTGTGATTGACAGCGCTTACTCAAAAGGTAAGGTGTGGAGTGTTGGGCGTGGCATAAGGCACGCTATGGAAGATACACTGGACTTCTTTTTGCGGTCTGCAAGATATGTGACATTCAACACAGGTACGAAGCCAAACAAATTTGAGCGGTTGGGATATGTAACTATCCGATACGGAGAAGAAGGAGAAAATGTAGCATTGCTACAAGAGTATTTGGAGCAAGAAGGTTTCTTTAACTATGATGGCAAGAAAGGGAACTTCAGAGAAATCACACGCAAAGCACTTTCAGAATGGCAGAAGCAATACTTGAAGAAAGACTACGGTGGCAGGTATTGGGGAAAAATGTCACAAGCAATGTTTAAAGCCTTGCAATTACGAGAAAGATAGTATATAATATAGACATGCCTACTGTTGTAGGTAAATCCGTGCAATGAACTTCCATAGAAAAGAGCGGGGCGTAAAGTCTCGCTCTTTTCTTTTGTGTATGATACAATCAATATATGGACGAAGAAAGAAATTTAGCCACAAAAAACTACAAAAAGAAAAACTGGGTATTAGAATTTACACTTGTAAATGATGAGCATACCCACCACATTAAACAAAAATATCCGAGTGAGAAGAGTGCACAACAAGCGCTTGAAGCATTGAAAATGGGTCGTGGTGGATACGGTGAGTTTATTCGCAGGTGGGATATGCGACTTGAGAATATAAAAATTTATGCTAAAATGTGAGTGCCAGTGGATATGGTGCGCACTTTTGTAAATCTCTCTGGTCTGCCTGCCGACAGTATTCGGCATTGCTTTTCATATGCTGAGCCCTGACTTGCAAAAGTCGTGGCTTTTGCTATAATAGATAACGGTATATACATACGCAAAGACGGCTGGTGAAAATCAGCCGTTTTTGTGCTATAATATATACAGGTTCATAGAAAAGTCGGCTTGCACTCAAACTAAAGGAGGTTATCATGTGTAAGATAGACCAATGCCCCGCTTGCCTTGAAATTACACGCCTGACCAAACACCACATCTACCCCAAAGCTCATTTTGGTAAAGGACGCCACAACACCCACATCATCTACCTTTGCAGACTCTGCCACGATGAGCTACACCGCGACTATATCCCGTACACCAGAAAGCCAAAACACAAACGATGGTACCTGCTACAACTGAGACAATTCCTGCAAGACAAACAACCTAACTCAACCCCCCGTGTTTGAGCCACCCTTGCCCTGATGTGAGAAATGTCAGGGCTTTCTTTTTATAGAAAAAGACCACTGCGACATCTCTGTGCAGTGGTCGATTTATAAGCCAAAACCGCACGGCAAGTCGCACAGGCCATAAAAAAACAAAACATTTGTCTCAAAGCTTGCGCTAACTACACCAGCAGCAATGGCCATATATATGATAGCATACTTATCAATACACTAAATTTGCGTAGCACAATAATATATGTTAATATATGAACATAAAGGTCGGACAAATTATAAGCCATAAGTGAAAGATTTATGAGACTAAAAGATTACAAAGCCAAAGTAAGGATAATATTGCGAGACTATCCAGAAACTCGCAACTCAGATACTGCGCTTGTGGCAAGATTTATACATACATACCTCAAGCAATTCGTCACACAAAGCGTAGACGGATACGCAGCGGTAGAACTGCGCAAATTTATGCACTTGCCACCAATAAACTCAATCACAAGAGCAAGGCGCATAATTCAAAATGATGACGGCGAGTTCCTGCCAACAATCAAGGCAGTAAGAGAAAAGCGCAGAATAAAAGAAGAAGACTACAGAAACTGGGAAGTAAGAGAAGCTAAAGGTATATGAGAGTTGCAAAAGGTCGGACATATGATACAATGAAAGCGCCACAAAAAGTGGCGCAGAGTGTCCGACCACACTCTCCTTTTGCCACCCAGTTTTTATATTGGGTGGCTTTTATTATTAGATAAGGTAAAATAGGCATATGGAAAAACTAATAGTAGCAATAGCGGTAGCAATCCTAACAGGTATAGCTGCAAACTATCATGAACCGTTAGCATTTGGAATGATAGCGTACCTATTATCAGTAATCATTTTAAAAGATGAAAGCAAAGAGTAGAAAAAACAAAGGTAGCAGGTTCGAAAAATACTTGCTTGAGCGCATAAGGGCAGAAATAGACGCTCGTGCATATCACCCAAAAGGCTCAGGTGCAGGAGACGAAAAAGGGGACATAGTAATCCCGTCACATAACATAGTTATTGAAGCCAAAAACCAGAAAAAGATTGATTTGCTCAAGTGGTGGGAGCAAGCACAAAACGAAGTATTCAACGAGAACCCTGTGCTTGCAATCCGAAATCCTAAAAAAGCAGAATTCAAAGAAACATTTATCGTCATTGAACTTGAGCATTTTCTCGAACTTTTGAATTCAGCGCAAGAAGAAAAAGAAATACAATTTGCGCTGTCATACTCGCAACGTAGCGCATTAAATTCACTTAAAAACGCAATTAACAGAGTTTTAAAAGAAATTCCATATGAGTAAAACACTAACACAACATCAACACAAAGGCGTTGAATTCCTTATAAACCGTAAGAAGGCCATCTTAAACGACGAGATGGGCACAGGCAAAACATTGCAAGCAATTGTAGCAGGACTAAAAGCAATTGAACACACAAACGGCAAAATAGCAGTTGTCTGTCCTGCGTCACTCACTCAAAACTGGGCAAACGAAATAAAGGACTACAACAAAACAATTAACTATCATATAATACAGACCGAAACCGAAACAAACCCACAAAATAAAACCTTTTACATCTCATCATACGAGAAACTTGACGCTTTGCTAAATTCAGACATTGAATTTGAAGTGGTAATAGTAGACGAAAGCCACTACATCAAAGGCAAATCACAGCGCACAGAAAAGGTCTTGAAACTCACACAGAGCGCTGAGTATGTATTTTTACTCACAGGAACCATGTTACTCAACAGACCGATAGAATTATTTAACCAGCTAAAAGCAATAAAACACCCACTTTCGGCTAAAAAAACAGTTTTTGCCAAAAGATACTGCAATGCTCATTGGAGATACTTTAAGTACCCACGCAGGACCAAGACAGGCAGACTTGTAAATAGATACTGGGACGACACAGGCGCAAGCAATACAGATGAGCTAAAAATGCTCATACAACCATACGTGCTTCGGCGCACGAAAGACCAAGTGATAGACCTGCCAGAGAAAATAAGAACAAAATTCTACATAGATATGAGCGCCGAATTCAAGCGCAAATACGCTTTAGCTTGGGAAGAATACCAAGAAGAAATGGAAAAACGAGCGCAGGAAATCGAAAACATAGATGAAAGAGAAAAATTCATAAACAACATAATGTCAGCAAAACACGCAATTGAACTTCAAAAACTTCAACAAGTAGCATCACTCTCAAAGATTGACCAAATAGTAGAATTCGCACAAAACGCAATAGAACAAGGCGAAAAAGTTATAATTTTTGCAAAATTCACAAAAACAATAGAAGAACTCCACAAAAAAATCAAAAACTCCGTAACACTAACAGGACAAACCAAAGATAGACAATCAGTTGTAGACGCAATCCAACAAGGAGACAAAGACGCAATCATAATGAACATACAAGCAGGCGGAGTAGGTCTAACACTAACAAAGGCAAGCATTGTGATATTTGCAGACTTTGACTGGTCTCCAGAAATAATGAAACAAGCTGAAGACAGAGCTCATAGAATGGGACAAACAAAAACAGTAAACATCTACTACTTCATAGCCAAAGACACAGTAGACGAATACATCATAGATGTCTTAAATCAAAAATCCAAGATAATAGACAAAATACAATAAAAAGTTATCAACATTTTTTAAAGTTACCCACTTGCATAAAAGTGGGGTATATGTTAATATATGAACATAAAGGTCGGACATTATAAGCTTAATTAAGATAATAGATATATGGACAACGCATACACACAATTCGGTCACACAGACTACGACGACTACATGATAAGGTCAACTCGTGTCTGTGATGACGATGAGAGCGTAGATACTCGTCCATGGCAAGACGAGCACGACTACGCAGAACTTGATCATTAGCATTAAATTAAAGGAATATGACAAACATAACCGTATCCAAAACCGTAAAACAAAAAATAACAGGTCTACAAGAGACCGTAAAAGCTCTAAGAGTAGAAAACGAAGAGCAACAAATTCAAGCCACTGAATATTTGGCTGGTATCAAAAAACTTGAAAAGCTCATCAAGCAAGAAATGGACAAATACATAAAACCAGCTAAAGCAATCATCTCAGCTACAAAAGAAAAGTACGACCCGTACTTGAAAGAACTTAAAACAGCCGAGACAAAAATCAAAGACGAACTCGGACGCTTCTACTTAGAGCAGAAGGAGAAAGAAGAAGAAAAGAAAAAGAAACTCGCAGAACGAGTAGAACGCGGCACCATGAAAGCAGAAACGGCCGTAAGAAAAATGGAAGAACTCCCAGAAACCCAAAAATCAGTAAAAACAGAAACAGGCAAAGCATCAGTAAGAATGGTCAAAGAAGTTGTTATAATAGACGAAAGCAAACTTCCAAGAGAATACCTTAAACCAGACTTGACCAAAATACGAAAAGATGCATTAGCAGGCAAAGAGATTGACGGAGTAGAAGTGAGAGAAAAACCGTCAATCGCAGTAACAGTATAGACTTATGGACGAAAAAACAATGATAGCATACATCTCGTACCACAAAGGAATGGAGTTGCAGCTCGTATTTGAGCGAGCAGATGTGTTTGAGAACATTTACACATTAAAAATACGAGACCACAAACAGACAATGAAAATAACGCTCACGGCGACACAATTAACAGACTTAGCAGATTTTATAAGGAATAACTTAAGTTCAATATAAGCCTATGACCAACAAAAAACAAAAAAATACAAAACAAGAAAAAAAGTTAACATTCCATGAAAAACTGCTTCAGATTCAAAAAGAAGCAAAGGTAAAACCAAGCGGTGAAAACACACATCACGGCTACAAATATACAACAATAGAAGATGTAGTCAACGCAACAAAACCACTTTTTACTAAATACAATCTGCTTATTCTACCTAAATCAAGCGAAGAGACAAAAGACGGCAACAGACACACCGTAAAGATGACATGGGAGATAAAAGACTTAGACAGCAACGACACTGCAGAATTCACATTTACAGGCCAGGGAGACGACAAGCAAGGCTCAGCAGTGGGACTACCGATAGCATATACTATGGCACGCAAAGAATTCCTTATCATGGTAACTCAACTTGCCACAGGAGAAGACGCAGAAGCAGACGCACACAGCCAACCAGACGAAAATAAAATAGAAAAAATAATCAAACAAATCGGCATGCTCAAAACCAAGAAGCAAGTAGAATCAGCGCTACAGAAATTTGAAGAAAAACAAGAAGACTACGACACAGAAGAGCAGACAATCATAATGGCAGCTTTTGAAGCAAAACTCAAAGAGTTTGAAGAAGAAGATAATAATAACGAAGACGAAAATGCCTAAAGGATACATATCAGCAAGCCAAATCTCGCTGTGGGAAAAGGATAAAGACTTATACTACAGAAAATATGTTTTGGGAGAAGAAATTCCAATCCCACGGCGAGCAAGGCTCGCTATGCAGACAGGTAAAGACATAGCAAGAGCGCTTGAAAACGACACAGAAGCGCCTCTGTGGGCTCAAATCATAGCAACTACTATCCCACATCATGATGTATCAGAAAAACGCATAGAGAGCCAATTTGACAGGAATTTGAAGGTCTTAGGATACATAGACAGCGCTAAAAATGACTTATCGGCCATAATAGAGTACAAAACAGGCACAAAATACACTCAAAAAATGGCAAATGACCTATTTCAGATAAAGTTATACGCAGCAATGATATGGAACAACACCAAACAAATACCGAAAGTCCAACTGGTATGGATACAAACAGAATGGAACGGCAAAGAGTTCGAAGTCATCGGAGAGCATAAGGTATTTGACGTAAACATAACATTGCAGGATATCCTTGAGACAATGGCACACACACAAAAAATTGCCAAAGAAATAGAATTATACATCGCAAATAAAATAGAATTCTAAGCTTATGTACATCTACATAGATAGAGACACAAAAGAAGATGAAGTAATCAGTGAATTGATAAAATGGGCAAAATCACAGCGCCCACACATCAGAAAGATTATAAACTCACTGCAAGAAAAACCTACAGAGTTCAGAATAATATCGCTACCAGACAGAATAAAAGCCGTAAACAGAGAAATCCAGCGCATGCAGGCATTTTTATGGGGCGCTGTAGTCCCATATTACTATAGGCAGAAACATGATGTCTACGACAGAGACTTCAAAATACCTTCAGACGAGCTTCAAAAAACAATGGACGAGCTAAAAGAAGCTGTAGGTTTTTACAGATTTAACAGCAAAGGCGAGATTATGGGGCTAAACTCGCTCAAAACACTTGGAGAAACAAAAGAATTTGCAAACTTCATAAACGACATAAGGCGAGAAGTATTCGGAATAGAGCCAGAGCAAGAAGACGACCAGGGGCATTATTTATTCCCAAACTCCGAAAAATACAAAGAAAACTACAAAAAAGGCGGCAAAACATACGCAGACGCCATTGCGCTTGATGAGCTTATAAAATTCACTAAAAGAATATAAGCTTATGGAACCAAGATACAAAAAATACAACACACCACGCACATATAGACGCAGGACAATAAGCAAACACGCACAAAAAGAATGTAAAAAATGCAAATCAAAGTTCCCAGTTAAATACTTGTACGACGGATACTGCGCTTTGTGTCACGCACGAGTTTATGCACATATCCACAAAGATATCAACATAGATAATCAGGACAAAACATAATATAATAATAAAAGCCGAGCTGGTCACTCGGCTGCATTAACAAAAATAATTATTAACAATAATAACTAAATTCTATCATGTCCAAGCTAATAATCAAGAGCAGGTACGGTATAGTGCCAAACAATATACTCAACGACGAGAACCTATCACTAAAAGCAAAAGGATTGTTTGCATTTTTACAAAGCAAGCCAGACGGCTGGTCGTTCAGTGTAGAGAGAATATCAGCGCAGACAAAAGACGGAAAAGACTCAGTTAGGTCTACACTAAGAGAACTTGAAGAGTCAGGACTACTACATAGAGTCCCAAGAAAAGACGAAAGCGGCAAATGGAGTGGGTATGATTACATATTGTCGGAAAAACCGTCGTCGGAAAACCCGTCGACGGTTATCCCGTCGTCGGAAAACACAGTCACCCTTAGTAATAAAGATAATAGTAAAAAAGATATAGTAATAAAGAATAAGAATATAAATGCTCAAGCAGAGCTCGAGCGTCTTTTTGATGAGTTTTGGCAAGAATATCCGAAAAAGATAGCAAAGAAAAAAGCACAACAGATATTCTTCCGAATTCTAAAAAAGAAAAAAAACAAACAACCACTCTTCAATGAGATTATGACAGGACTAAAAAAATACAAACAAACGCCACAGTGGAAAAAAGACAACGGCGCATACATACCGCACCCGACAACGTGGCTCAACCAAGAGCGCTGGACAGATGACATCAGCACACAAACAACACGCAAAAAAGTTATTAAAATCTAAAACAAAAGCCTATGTACAAGATAAAAATAAGAGCAGAAAAAGAACCAATCTACATCTCGGACGACAAAGGAGAAAAAATACAAAAGATGTGGATAGAATACAAGGAGACTAAGGAAGACAACGCAATCACACTCGAGACAGACTTCGAAGAGATAAACACAACAATCTCAGCAATAGCCACCATAACCAAGATTAAAGATAACAAAGAAAACAAATACCAAGAAAAAATGAAGAAGATACAAGAAGACTACATGGCCTACCGCAAAGAAAAACTAAAAAACCGCAGCACATGGTTTTTTGAATTATTATACGAAGCGTCAACAGGCAAGCGTCCAGACAGAACACTCATAGAAACCGCCAAAGTACTACAAGACAAATGGTTCAAAGAGCAAGAACAAAACGGCGTACACAGAATATACCCAGACCCACGTATATTTAAAAAACTCATAAAGCTAAACCCAAGCACAAAAGGCAAGACAATGTGGCACGGATATGATATAATAAGACCAAACATTATTAGAATTTTAGAGATGCAACTTATCACTGATAGGAAATATGAACATCTCAACTTAAAAGATTAGCCTATGAACACAATCAAAGACGCAACACAAAAAATTATAAAATCACTCAAAAAAGACCAAGTACTGGCTTATGCGATACTCTTAAAATTTGAAGCAATGAGCCAAAAAGAATACAGTGATTATTACAATATCCCAACCAAAAACCTAAAAAACGACCAAAAAGAGCGCATAGCACTCATAAAAGAACGAGCGCAAGACATAGAATGGTTTGAAGAGTTTGAGAAAACTCACGGTGACACAAACATAATGGATATCCCAGAGCTTGAAGAATTTAAAAAAATAGAAAAGAAGTATGAAATGGAAAACGACAAAAAAGAAAACTAAAGACCTTATACCAGCGGACTACAACCCACGCTCGCTGACAGAAAAAGAGCGCAAAGACCTTGAAAAATCAATAAAGAAATTTGGCGCAGTGGAACCAGTGGTCATAAACAAAGACGGCACCATAATAGGCGGACACCAAAGAGTAAAGATTTATGCAGACTTAGGCATAGACGAGATAGACGTAGTGGTGCCAGAAAAACAACTCACTAAAAAACAAGAAAAAGAACTCAACCTAAGACTAAACAGAAACACAGGACACTGGGACTACGATGTGCTTTTCAACGAATTTGAAGTTGGCGAACTCCTTGAAGTCGGATTTGACGAAGATGAACTATCAGACATATTTGACAATGTGGAAACCTTTGACTCGCCAGTCACAGAAAAAGACATCAAAAAGGCCGAAAAAGAAATCAGAGTAAAAACAGGAGAACTATACCAGATTGGCAACTCATTCCTTATTGTGGGAGACGCAACCAACGAAAACGATGTGGATACACTCATGCAAGGACACAAGGCGGATTTAATCTACTGTGACCCGCCGTATAACATAGGATACGGATACGATAACCCAAAATCATTCGGCAAACAAAAACAAAAAACATACAACGGCAAATACTCTGATAATAAAAAACTCGATGAATACTTACAGATGTTAGACGCAAGCATAAAAAACGCACTCAAAAACTCAAAAGACGATGTGCATGTAATCTACTGGAATGACCAAAACCATATCGGATACATTCAAGACTTGTTTAGACAAAATGGAATAAGACCGCAGACAGTTGCAATGTGGATAAAAAACAACTTCCACCACATGCCACAAAAAGCATTCAACAACACATACGAGCCAGCAATATACGGCGCAAAAGGAAAACCAAAATTAAACAAAAACTTCAATAAAGAAACAGGCATTTTAAACAAGGACACACAAACAGGCAACCAACTCATAGACGACATTATGTTCATAATAGACTTATGGCTTGAGCCAAGAGATACATCATACGAACACCCAACACAAAAACCAATAACATTGCACGAAAAACCAATCAAGCGACTGACACACCCAGGAGACATTATAGTAGATTTATTTGGCGGTTCAGGTTCAACTTTACTTGCAGCAGAACTACTTGGACGACAGGCATTCATTATGGAGATGGACGAAGTCTTTGCTACAGTAATACTCAACAGAGCAGAAGGATTATTAGGGATAAAAGCAAAAAAGATATGAAAACAGCAGAATTTGTAACACCAATGCACCCAGATAAGATTTGCGACCGCATAAGCGACGCAATACTTGACGCATACCTTCAAAAAGACCCAAATTCAAGAGTGGCAATAGAAACAATGGGCGGACACGGACAAGTGTACATTACAGGAGAAGTGACATCAAAGGCAGAAGTCAGTGACACAGAAATAAGATTGATTGTAAGCAGAGTGGCTAACGGAGACTATGTAAGTGGAAACACAACGATAAACATCGTCACGCAATCGCCAGAGATAGCGCAAGGAGTAGACACAGGTGGAGCAGGTGACCAAGGGATAATGCGTGGATACGCTACGAGAGAAACTGATACATTTATGCCACTTGAATATGAGCTCGCAAGAGACTTAGCCAGATTTTTGTATGGCAAATTCCCAGTGGACGGCAAAACCCAAATCACATTGGATAATCAAGAGAAAATCATCGCAATAGTGGCATCATTTCAAAACTCAAAGAAACAAGAGTTGAGAGAGCTAATCGAACTATGGGCATCAAACAGGGACACATCAGACAAACTAAAAATCTACACAAATCCAGCAGGGGATTGGAGTATTGGCGGATTTGACGCAGACACAGGACTAACAGGACGGAAATTGGCTGTAGACAACTATGGACCACAATTCCCAATAGGAGGCGGAGCATTCAGTGGAAAAGATCCAAGCAAGGTAG